ACTGTGTATAAGACCGTGAGTAACGTTCAATTCTTTGTAACCTTGCTGTAGAATTATGTTAGGTCTGTAATCATATCCTAATCTGTAAGCAAATCTATCGTCTCTTACACTTATACTTTCGGCTCCATTTTCATATGCAAAACAATTAAAGTAAGATAAAGAACAAATGGCTGGGTCTGTAGCTGTTTGGTCTTGTTCATTTCCTTTGTGAAGTCCATTTTCAATTTTAAACGTCTGCTCTGTTTCATAGAAAACCTCGCTATCATCTTCCTTTTGAACGGTTTCAAAAATAGTCACACCGCTTGTAAGTTGTAGTTTTATATCTCCAATAAGTCTTGCAGACTCAAAATAACCTTTGAAAACCCCTCTTGCTTCTAATCGTATATTTTGTCTAAAATTTCCACCAGCAAAAGAGCCTCTATTGTTAAATCTTACTCTAAATTGCTCTGTGGGTTCAAGCCACCAGTTTGATGCTGCATCGTAATACCATTCTGTTTCAGCATCCCACCATTTTTCAAAAGCGCTTCCGTCATCATCAGTCTCATAACTGCCCCCAACTAAAAATTCTTTTTCGTAGTATCTGTAATCATCGTTATTGGAATCCATTCCTTCCCAATGCTCAAATTTTAATTTAATTCTTGAGCCTGGCTGAAACTCCAGGTAATTCCATTGATTATTTTCGTAATACGCTCCAATCCCCCTGTTATCTGTCTCAGGTTCTGAAGGAACATATGCAACCATCGTTCTTCCTGATTTAAATGATTTCACATACTTGTTTCTGTGATATGTCTGGAAGTTGTATGGATTGTAATCCATTGTAAAACCAATAGGCTTTATTTTCATATATGTTCCAGGAAGTTCTACAATTGGATTGTTGTCTGCATCCACATTTCCATTTATCCAGCCCTCAGAGCCATCATCTGGCACATTATCTGCTGCATTTTTAGTTGTAACATCTAAAACCTTTACTTTGACCTCTCTCTGCAATGGACCATCGTCATCTGCTTTACATATTATAAAATCTCCTTTCTCTACTTTACCTAGATTTCCTCCTTCTAAAAGAATCCATCTAAATAAATTTTCCTCATAAAATACAGTTGCGTATATATTGTAATGCTCTGATTTAGCTGCTTTTACAAAAAACTTATATCTGTCTGCCCAATAAGGAGGTTTACTATTTACCTCGACTTTGAATGAGTTTAGAGTAACAGAGTTCTCAACAGAAACAAATACCTCGTTGCTTTTTCCTACCTCACTTATTGATGGTATAACAGAAGAATATCTCCCATGTTTATCTAAGTATACCAATCCAACCTCATAACTCTTGAGACTTTTTATAGATGAGTTTGATGTTTTTTCTTTTAATGCGGCTACAGAATTAGTCTCGTTATATGTAAATGTTTCCACCTCATCAGATGTAACGTCATCATCTGGTATGCCAGGAGTATCATCTATTGTATGCGTTATTGTTGGCGCAGATATAGTAATTGATGTCGATGTTGAAGAGGCAAGGGCAAAATCTCCATACTGAGCCGATATATTGTCAGGCGGTGGAGTAGTTGTCACTATAGCTTCAAAGTTATTTGAGGCTGCAGCTAGAAGTGTCGTAAGGTCGTCAGAAGCAGCAAAATCACTTACAGAAGAATATGTTTGAGATAAAACTACTGCATTAGTTCCTTCGTATTCACCACCAAAATATTCATCGGGAGAAGTTCCAGCTTCAGCAGACTCTAATGACGGGTTAAAGAACAAAGTATACCCTTCTTTTAATTCAACATCTGTTAAATCAATAGTCATTTGAGTTGTAGATGGAAAAGATGATGTTAATTCATTTCCATCCTGAGACTGAGCGTCAAGAGAAGAGCTATAACTAATCCTTATAAAGTCCTCATCCGATTCATTTTCTTTGAGGTCATATTGTATGGTGTAATTTCCAAATACAACTCTATCCTCTATAATGTCTTGAGCTTGTGCTTTTAATGGCACATTATCAAATATTCTTGTAACCTCATCTGGAGGTAGCTGTTTGTATATTTTTTTGTTTATAAAAACAAATGTTTTTGTTGCGTTATTAAGAAATGATGAGTCTTTTTTGTTTATACTTTCAGCTATGTAAATATTACTATCATTACTTGTTTTGAAACAAATCTGTATATCAGTTACCCTCTTGTCTCCTGTATTGTATTTTATCTGATAAGAGTTAAATACATTTACCATACCCTCATTAACAAGAGTGTTGAAGTCAAGCTCAAAGTCGCTAGGGACGAACTGATAGTTGCTGAATGAAGAAAGGGCGGAAAACTCTCCGTCTAAATATTTATATCTGTAGGCAAAGGCAAAGAAACGCTCTTTTACAGTATTTTCTTGAACCTGCAGGCTATTTGTAGGAACAACCGTAGGTGCTTCGTATGGGGGTTTTTTATAAAGATTAATATCTTCTTCGTAAAAGTTATTTAGACCATACCCCTTAGCTCTGTTTATATTAACGCATCTTGGATGGTTTAAGTCATCTGTAAAAACAAGAAGCTTTTCTTTCTTTGGAATATTGTAGAATATATTTATACCCGTAATTTTGTAGTCTTTGTTAAACCCCAAAACCTGCTCATCTCCTATTCTTTCGTCTGCTAAAACCCTTGAAACTATTTGGTTTGTTCTGTCATATTCGTATATGTATGAAAATCCGTCATCATTAACGATAAACCAATATATTTTTTCTTCAGCTTCATCAGCTATCGAGCCAATACATTCTGGATTATTGGATAGTGCTAGGTTTGTTAACTTTACATTTCCTTTTTCGTTTTCAATAGCGCCAGCATCAGAACCAGCTGTATTTAAAACACGGATATTACTTGCGTCAATAAACTCGCCATTAGGAATAAGACGTTCATCGACGTCTTTATTCATTTTACCAGTATTAAATGTATTTTTAATCTTCATACTACTTTATCCACTTGTCTCTTCCTCGTAGAATCTGAGTGAGTTCGCCTAGTTTTATAGAATTTAATCGAATCTTTGTATTTCTCAATGACGCTGAAGCTTGTTTTTGAGCTCTTCGTACAATGTATTCTTGTACTCCAAACTTTTGCTTCAATATGCTAGACACTAAGTAGTCATACATAAAGGTCTCTGCTAATTTATGGACTTTTATTTCATTATCTGCAAGACCATACATTCCATCAGAGACATATTCGATAACAATATTCTTTCCAGACAAGTCGGAGCTAAAAAGTATAAACCCTTGGTTTTTATCTAGCACATAGCTACCGTTGTGATTAGCTGAGGCAGTGTCCATCCCGTAACGCTGACCCAGAAGGTTGGTGTCGGGCTCAACAACACCTTTGTCAGACTTGTTAACCCAGTTTGTTTCAATGATTGGAGTGCCTGTTAAGGCGTTATCATTGTTATCCATTAGGATGTTTTTCTGAGCACTGTTGTCTTGTAAATAACTCGTAGGAGTCGCTGTGTTGTAGTTTTGCGGTATCTGTCTAGTCGTACCATCATCACCAACGTAAGATATCTTTACAGGGCTTACAAAGTCGTGTGGCAGGTGCATCTTAAGGTTGTCAGGAAGCTCTGCTTCAAACCCGCGTATTTCTCTTAAAGCGTCATAGTGTAATTCTTGAAGTCCACGCTTAGCATGAAAAACAACTTCATTTCTGTCAATTTTGTTTATAACCTTGTCGTCTCCAACATATGTCAGTAAAAAATTATTGATGACGTCCTGTAAAAGCAAGTACTGATATGTACCCCAGTTGTCATAAGTTGGGTTGTCACCGCTATTTTGGTAGTATTCTCTTTGGTCTATAGGTGTTCCGATTATTGGCATACGTTACGAATTTTGTTTGGTGTACTCTAACTGCTCCTGCTGCGCTGTAATCTGAACAATATCAGCCTCTCTAATACTAAGACCAGCATACTTGCATATCTTTATTACTAACTCCGTCTCTTCCTCCTCTGATATTTCAAAGTTCACAGAGCTGTCAAGATTGTAAACAGGGTCAGAGCTAATTGTGTTATATCCCCAATGCGGGTCTTCTGGTTTCCTAATGTAATTGGCCTGAACAGCAGACTGAATAGAAAGTGGCCTTACATAAATATTGTCTCCAGAGCGAACATAAACAGGGTATGTTACTGTTGGCTGTGTAAGATTGCTGTTCACAATCATATCAAACTTATGTGGAGCGACTGGCTGAACAATTCTACCACCACCCATTGTTGTCTCTGTGCCAAATCCCCCTCCATAAGTAACATTAATTAACTTATAAAGGTTATCGGGAAGTGAAAAATAATCCTGTTCCTCCCCTATAGATGGGTTAGATTGGTCATTGTACGTCAAAGTAGCATTTGCGTAAAACTTATCTATCTTGTTTTGAATATGCTGAACCGTGTCTCCATAATTCAAAGCTTTTTTCCTTGTGTTTTGAAGGGCAACGGCTTTTGAGTAATCATTAAAATATGACTCAAATATCTCAAGCTGCGCTTGTTTTGCAAAATAATCAAACTCAGATGGGGACACATATCCTCTGTTATCTTTGTTCAGCAAAAACATAACAGTATTTCTTACACTATTTATCATAGGATATATTTTCTACAAAAGTACAAAAAAAAAGAGGTCACAATTTGTGACCCCTCTCCCTTTCACGGTGTATACAATGTAATTACAATTTGTTTGTAATGTTTTGTAAAACATCAAGACCTTCGTCTGTCTTAAAGAACATGGCAAGAGCTCCGTATACGTTCTCCCCGAATGGAGCAACCATAATCTTATTTTTCTTGTCATCTGCCCATGTAACAGTTCTATTATCTCCCTTGATGTGTAATATTCCCATTTCTACAGCTCTTACCGCTAAGTTTCTTAGCTTAAGGTTTTCATCATCTACTAAATTCATAAACTCTCCAGGATTTTTCTTAGCCCAAAGAATCATATCACGTCTTAGCTCTGATGAGGTTAAAGCAGAAACATTTCCTTTCATTACAACGCGAGCAATAGCCTCTAGGTCGTTGATATCAAGGTTTTTAGCAGATATTTGAGCATCTAGCTCGGAATATAAGCCTTCTACTTCTACAGAAGCATTCTTTTCCTTATCTAGCTCTGTAAACTTCTTCCCATATAAAGGATGTATAAGTAAGAACTTCTGAAGGTTTACATTCCAATCTGGAACGATTAGCGTTCCGTTTTCAAATGTAATAGGCTCTAAAGTAACTACCCCATCTTGCTCATCCACAAAAGGAGTGATTTGATTAGTAGCATACCTTAATGCTCTATTTAGTTTTCCGTCAAAATATGTGAGAGGTTTTCTTCCTGTGTGTTTTACAGGAATCATCATTCGAATAGGAGATTTATTTCCAGTTAATATAAATACTCTATTCTTTTGTTCTAGGTCGGGTAATATTGAGTTATACCCAAAACTTTTTGCAGTTTTTGTTGCCATTTTATTTATAATTTAATTTGATTTAAAAAAGAAGATGAGGGGCAATTATATGCCCCCCTCTCCTATAATGATTATTGCATCAAGATAAAGTTGTTAGCTCCCATTGTACAAAGCGCACGCTCTGACAAGAAGTGAACTTCCATATTATCTTTATCGCTAGTCATAGCTCCTCCAGCAGAACCAACAACCCAAGACTTGTATTTTCTGTCTTCAGTTGGAGATACTCGGTAACGAACGTGTAAGAATGGTCTCTTAGCGTTCTCTCCAAGTACTTGGTCGTATACTGTAGTAGTACCAGCAGGTACAACGATACCATCAATACCACCGATATTACCACGAGTAGTAGCATCGTTTAGATATTTCCAGTCAGACTTATAGAAGTCATATCCGATACGGAATCCTGTAAACCCAAGGTTTAGGGCCATATCTTCATCGTTATCAAACAAACCGTAAGAAGCTGTAGAAGCTCCAGAGTTGTTTTGAGCAGCTAATACTTTGTCAATATCAAAAGATGTTGCACGATTAGCAAAGATTACGTTTTCTTGAATAGCTCCTTCTTTATCAAGAACTTTAGCTAAAGCTTCTAAATCTTCTCTAGAATCAATAGTACCAGAAGAAACGTTACCGCTTTCTGATACTTCGAAGAAAAGACCTTTAGTTCCTTTGTAGTCAACAGAAAGTGCCGCTACACCAGAACCAGTTCCAGCAGGCTCACCTTCAATCATTGAAGTTTCAAGGTAATCCTCGAAACGTAAGCGAGTTTCGCTTTCTGATTTCAAATACCAAAGGTATCCAGAAGCTCCGTTTTCAGTAGATACTTCTACCCACCCAACGTGTGCCATTTCAGAACCAGATACTTCGTATTTGTCTTTGATGATGATTGGGTTGTTTTCTTTAGCTTCGAAATCAGCTTCAAGAGAACCATCCATGCCATTCTCTCCTTTACGGAATTCAGAACCATAGACGAAGATTGTTACGGCGTCATCTGCAGTATATAAAACGTCTCCTCCTGAAGCAACTTCTACTAAGCTGAAGTTTTGATACAAAGCAACTTCGATGCTGTCAGCAGCAGAAGCATCTGTAATAAGAGCTTTTGCTTGAACACCGTTTGGTCCAGAGATAATAATAGTCTGGTTTGTACGGAAGCTATGTCCTGTTACCGCAATATTAGATGCGTCTGTAACTGAACCAGTAGCTTGTACGTGTAGTCTTCCTTGCTCACTCCACTTGATTAAGTCAGAAGAAGAAGGAATCTCAGCTCCTACCATACGCAAGAAAGAAGCTACAGAACGATTTCCGTAACGCTCGAATTCTTGCTCATATAAATCAGGTAGATATTGCTGAGCAAAGTCATATTGTGCATTAGTCAAGTAGTTGCTGTTTTGCAAAGACTTGCCAGGTGCAGGTGTTAGTGAAGTAGAACCGCCAATTGTTACTGTGCCAGTTCCAGCTCCGTCAAAATTAATTGATTGTGCCATTTTGTAAAATGTTTAAGGTTTTAAAATTATTTTTTTCTTATTTTAAGCCCACGACCAAGGTTAGTTCCGTCATTGACGACTTTAAATTTAGTCCCAGGTTTCGATGAATCAACATTTGAACGTACATCCATTTTGATATTTTTCCCATCCTTAACAACTTCATTTACCGCATCTGCCTTGCCTTGCTCATAAAAGAACTTAGCATAAGTTTCTGGGTTCATAGCCATGTTAAGAGCAGCATGATATCTCTTTGGGTCACTCAAGTTGCCTTCACTATCCAAATGTCTGCTAATAAAATTGTTTAAATCTGATTGTTGTTTTACAACTTCATTAACATCTTTTGGCTTAAAACTAAGTTTTTTACCGCCTAAATTAAATTCAAAACCTTCGAACTTATCGTTAAAAAACTCTGATGTCTTCTTCTGAAAGATATCTCTTTGTTTAGAAGCAGCCTCTTGTTGTTTTGTAGACTCATCATTGTATTGCTGATAAAACTCAACAGCTTCTTTAACATCTTCGGGTAGTGCATCCGTACTTGACTCAAGTGGTGCTTTGTACTTATCCCTCATCTGCTCAAAATACTGCTTAGCTTTATGTAGCTCTTGCTTTTTATCAAGACTCTTCCTCTTGACATCTTTCTCTGTATCAGTGTTTTCGTCTACAGTGAACTTATCCTCTATCAAATAATCGATATCAGAATCGTCAAGCTCAGGATTTGATTGCTTGTAGTATTCACGCAGTATAGTTGTTTCTTCATATTCAGAAACATCTTCGTTTGCTTTTACAAAATCTTTTAAGCCACGCTTAGTATCGTTTTTGTACTGCAAATACTTTTCAACCTCCTCAGGAAGCTCTTGTTTATTTTTGTCTTTATTTGAAAGAACGTCTTCTAATTCCTCAAGCCCCATACTGTATTTACTAGTTAGGAACTCAGCAATTATTTCTTGTTTAGAAACCTTTACCTCGGATTCTTGTTGAGGTTCTTCGGCTTCTTTTTCAGCAGCGGATTCCCCCGCTGCTTTAATATTTTCTTCAGCTTCTGGCTGTTGCTCAGGAGCTTTTTCTTCTTGAACTTCCGAGTTTGGCGTGTTTTCACTTTCGACTTCGGCAGTTTCTTGCTCTTTTTTATCTTCTTCTCCCTTTTTTACAGGAGGTTTGGATAGGTCAACTTTAAAGTCAACATCTTGATTTACGTCACTCATAATAGATTAAATTTAAATTTATACTGCAAAATTACTTAAAAAAACTATACATTTTCTTGACCCATCATAGGCGACATGCCACTAGGTTGTTGACCTGGCATAGACTGTATGTTTTTTAATATTTGACTCGCAGCTCCTTCATCTTCAAAATCAACTGGAGGTAGATTTTCTTTTCTCTGCCGTATTAGTTTACTTTGTTGAGAAGCTTGCTTGTCAGTTCTTTTATCTTTTCTATCCTCTTTATATTCTTCTCTACCTTTGTATAGCTCAGCTTCCATTTGCTTTAATTCTATTTCAAACTGATGCTTCATCTTAAGAATCTCAGCATCTATTTGCATCTGAGCTTTCATTCTTTGCATCTCAAGCTCAGCTTTCATTTGCTGCATTTGAGCGTCCGCCTGCATCTTCATTTGCTCTTCTTGCATTCTAGACTGTGAAGCTGCTTGTGCAGATTGAGTATTAGACTCAGTTTGCATCTGGATAGCTTGTTTCTGTTTCTCCATCTCCCTCTTCTCTCTCCTTATTTTTCTTATCTTGAGTAAAGAATTAGCTAAGGTTGCATTTTTGACATCTCTAATATCTATAGCATCTTCTAGTCCTATTTGACCAGCTTGAATAGATTGTTGAATATTTTGCTCTAGTTTTTGTTTTTCCTCTTCATCTGGCTCTATTTCTATGAATATACCAAAATCATGTAGGTGCAACGACATTATCTCGCTTACTATCTCGAAATTGTTTTTTCCAATCATTTTAGCAAAATCCTCAGCAAAATCAGAATATTGAAGTATGTCAGATATTCTATAAGATAAAGCCTCTGCTAGTTTTTTTGTGATTGATATACCAGATAAAACAACATGTCTTGTTGCGGTATTGCTGTTTAGTGCAGCAAGCTTTTGTATTCCAACCAAAGCATATTGGTCTGGATTACTCCCATCTCTAGCCTCATTAATACCTGTCACAGCTCTAATCATGTTCAGCTGATAATTGTACATATTGATAAGACTAGCTATCTTAGCGTTAGAGCCGCTACTTGTAAGCTCTTGAATCGGCACTCTAGCGTTATTAAAGTCACCGTCTTCTGTATAGCTTCTACCAATAACACTACCTGTTTGGAAGTACATTGATAAAGCTTCAGAAGGGTTATAGGACGCTCCATTACCCAAGTCAACACTATTTAATCCATCAGCATCAATAAATACACCATCTGGTATCATTTTAGCAACTACTTGTTGAAGCTTCAAATGAGTGAGCTGTATTTGGTCTGCAAAAGGTATCATTCTTTTAACCAAAGAATCTATGTTTCCTTTTGACATTTTAATAGCTGAAACAATATATGGTGGCAAGGCTTTTTGAAAAGCAGATTTTGGTCTAACCATATTCTGCATAAGCTCCCACTTGATTAAGTGGTTTGTTCCTAAAACCAAAACTCCTTCATACCAAACATCTATTCTTCTAGATACTTTTTTAAATCTAGCTTGCTCCGTTTTTGGAGGGTTGAATGAATTATTTTTCTTTAGTGGTTTTTCACCACCATTTGCATTCTTTTTTACTTTATATACAACTTCTCTATCTGTTTTGTAACAAAAATATAGTAGAGACACATTTGATTTGTCTAAACCACTTTGTGTTTGCATATTTTGTGTACTTCTATAACCATCAAACCTACTGGCTAACTTAGATATTTCCTCAATATCTTCTTGAGTCAATCCAGGATTTATTTTTTTTAGTTCTGTAACGTGTACGGATTTGACCTCTCCGAAATAATAACAATCATTAAAGTAGGGGTCTTCTGTTGGCGAATATACAAAGTTCACAGGGTCAACATACTCTACTCTCACTCCATCGTGTGGGTCAAAAGAATGTTTTACTGCAGATATACCCAAAACAACATTATCCTCATCTATACGTCTTTTTATTTCATCGTAGCTGTTTAGTTCTAGTATCGTTGTTATAGCTGATTCCTCTGCAACCTCAACGCCTTGCTTATATTTAAGTTTCATGTATAAGCTCAGCTCTTCCTCTGATTCAGGAAGTTGGTCCTCAGGGAAGTTAAATACATCTACGCCAGTTGTGTTTTTTATTTCAGACAAGATTGGTTTAGATATCATATCAGCAGCAACCTCCTGTTTAAAATACTCTCTCTTCATAGAAGAAAGGTCGTCTATTGCCTCTACCTTAACATCTAAAAGCCTGTTAGATATACCGTTTACAACAACATCAACAAACTTTGGAATAATCGGAACAGGTGTCCAATCTAGGTTGAGGTAAGATAGGTCGCCATTTACGGCTAATTCATTTTTATATTTATCTACTGGCTGTTCTCCTCTAGCATACAAACGTCTGGATAAAAACTCAGAACGGATTTCACCATACATGCTACTGCCGTAGTCTCTTGAAAACCACTCAGACTCAATAGCATGACCTACTCGAAGTCCATACTCATATGTGTCCTTCTCGATGTCTGGAACAAATTGATTAGGAAAACCACTACCCGAATTGAATCTTGGCTTATTTATCATATTTATTTAATAATTTCACTAACAAAACCTTTGTTACTGTATCTTGCAAAGTTAATATTTATTTGATTACGTTTTTCTTGTCCTATATTCTTGCGTGACTGATTTGCCATAATAGCAAACCCAGAACTTACAGTGGCATCAAACCTTGTTCTATTGTTGATGTCATAGTTAGCCCAATCAAGCAAAGTCCTGTTGAAAAACATATTACCACAGCTTCCAAAATCCATATTTGCTTGGTCTCTAAGTACTCCCACATGGTTTTCTATATAACTTTCTATGCTTTCTGCGTGAACAGAGATTACGGCAGACGATGACGGAATACCTCCTAACTCTCGCTCTGCTTTAGATAAAACGTTTTTGTGTTTATCTGGTCTATTTAAAGAAAACGCTCTATATCCTCTTTCTTTTAAATAATACAACAACCTTGGCTTGTTATTTTCCACAAGTATCGGCATACCATAAAAATGTAAAGCCATCAATACATCTTCGTAGAATAACTCAGCAGTTTGAGGTCTTGATATGTATTCTAAAAAAAACATATTTGTTGGACCATCTTCCATGTGAAACTTAGTCATTCCATGTAAAGACCCCTTAGAACCTCCTCCGTTTACAGTTCCAGATATATCATAGGAGTCGCAACCAAAAGAACCCATGTGTGCATTACCAGGATATTTCCTACCGTTCTTTTCTGTTACATTATTCATTAAATCCTTGCTAGGAATCCATGACAAGAAAAACCTTCCTTTGGTTTCTGGGCTGAATACAACTTCGGTATCTCTTTGTCCATTTCTCCAATGAAAGTTACCTCTTGACACTGTGGACTTTATAGCAAAAGAATCATTGTAGTCTATTTGCTCATATATTCTAGTTAGGTTAAATATGGTGTTTTTAGATTCATCTCGAAAAGCATGAGACTCTGTTCTAGGGAACTGTCTATAATATTCGTTTAGCGCATCAGGGTCGTTTTTAAGACTATCTACCTCGTTTTGCCAATATTCTAATGCCCCTTGGTGAATGTAATCACCATTGGTACTAACTTTTGGTAATTTCGGAGAATCTAAAACAGGCTGACCATACATATCAATAAAACCCTCCATGTTCCACTCCATCGGGATAAATAGGTTATACAGCCCGCTTTTTGTCTGTCCATTTGAATTTCTTGTGGTTGGGTCTGAATCGTAATATAGTTTTTTAAAGTTTTCCCCTCCTTTGTCTAAGGCGTTAGAAGTAGAGCCCATAAGACACTTACCTATAACCCTACTACCTAAACGCAAACAAGTTTTTGTTACACGCCAGTTATTTAAGATGTTGTCAGGTTTCTCCCACTTACCACTTTCATCATGCACTAATAAAGCTAATTTTTCCCCATCATAACTATTGTCCCCTGTGTTTTTCCAGTCGATAGTAGTATCTAATCCTTGCAGGTCATTTGTGACGCTGGTGTTTGATATAGATTTCCTAGTGAGTTTAGAAGCTGGAACTCTGTAAGCAAGCTCTGACTTTGGTCTATCCATCCCGTCTTGTATTGGCTTGAAAAAGAATGGGTAGTTCACTGATATAGGCACAACCTTATCTGTAAACATTTTTTTAGCATCACTACCTGTTTTGGATAGTATTCCAAACCTAGAGTCTGACGTTATTGTTGCTTGATTAACTATTTCAGCAGAAGACATAAACGAAAAACCAGAACGTCTGTTTTTTAAATAGCACATTCCGTAACATCTATCATCTGCTTTACACGCTTCCCAATATATAAAGAATATTCTGTTTGATTCCCTGTATTCTGGCCTACCCACATCAATCTTTGTCCACTGCAAGTACATGTAGTGTGTACCAGTTATGTACACGGGTTTTCCGTTGTTCATAAACCAAAACCCATTCTCCCTTCTGTCAAACTCATTCTCGATATAAGGAACCCAAGTCTCCTTGAAATCCTTATTCATTTCATTCCATTGAAATATGGTCTGCAATGGTTTAAGTGCTTTTGGATACTCGGAAGCTTCCCAATATTGGTCTTTTTTTTCAGATGACCTTCTGTATACTTCTTTTGGTTTTTTTGGAAGTGCTATGTTTAGGCTATTGATACGAACAACATCACCAACCATGCCGTCCCTGGATATCACAATCATGTCTAAATCTGCGTCATAACCATATTTAAAAGACTTTTTTCTGTTTCTAGATATCAATACCTTAGACGGTATAAAGTCCTTTAAAACTACGCATAAATCATTATTTAGACCTTCTTTCTGCAAATCCTCCTGTTAAGTTTTTCTTTTCCTCTTCTGGGTTTTCTAGCATATTCTTTTCGTTTTCAATTCGATTTAGAATCTCGAAAGCGTCGAATATTGCTAGTTTTTTTGTGGCTGCTGCATTTTTTAATCTGTCAGCTGCCAACTCATCATCTGGGTCTGGTTTTATAATCTCCTCTTCAGCAACCTTGATTAGTTGTTTTACAGCCTCGTGCCCAGCCTGAATAATTCTTTCTTTTATTTCTATTATATTGCTCATACTATAATAATGTGCATATATCATTTGTCCTCATTCTATACACAATATTTCCATCTACGTCAAAACGATATTCGCTGTTTTTTGTAAAGTTTATTTTGTCTCCCTCGCTAACGCCTAGTTTGCTCAGATTCTCATTACCATAAACCAAAACGCCTGTATTTAGTTCTTCTCCCTCCTCATAAAGATACGAATTTTCTTTGTCGATAGGTTTAACAAAGCAGAAGTTGTCTACAGAGTTCCATCTATCTCCATTATGATAAAGATAAAACTGACTTTCATCAATAAAATAAAGACCGTCTTTGAAGAAGTTTGGTGACTTTTTAGGCCTACCCTTCATGTCATAGTAAATCCTGAATATATTATGGTGTACAATGACGATATCCCCAACCGATATACTTCCTTTATATCTGCCAGGGATATGCACTATTTCTCCAAGACGATTTACGTGCTTGTGGTCTTCTACACTTGAATTTACAATTATCTTTTTCCCAGCTATATCGACCTCGTTCACGTATTCATCTCCAACAGGTTTAATGATGAAGTAATACGGTGATTTCATTTAAAAATAAATGTTGTACTCTATGGATACAGGTATGTTCTTGTTAAATTCCTTCCAAAGAAAAACCTCATTATCTTTTTCTATATATATAAGATAAGATTCTTTTTCTTTATTAAAATCAATAAGATGAATAGCATGGCTTCCATTCAAAACATCTTGTCCTAAGATGTAATGCATAGCGCTACCCTTGTAGTCTGCTCCTATTGATATCTTACGAATTTCCATTATCAGGTGAATCAAGAGTAAGCTCTCCAGTGTCTAAGTTGATACTTCCCTTGCCGTGCTCTTTTTCGAGCTCAACCATAATAGATTGTAACTTTTCACCTTCTTCATGTAGCTTGTGAAGTGCTATGTGTTTTTGAGCCTCCATAGCTCCAACCTCCATTTGTATGTTGGATTGAACTTGTCTGATTTGACGAATACTGTTTATAATTTTTTCGTCGACTTGAATTGTTGCTTGGACAGGAATGTCCTTAACTGATTTTGTCATTTTATTTAATTTTAATTATTACTGTTATTCTGTTTCTTCTTCATCGACCTGCTCCTCTAGAGATGTCAACCAAGAGACCTCATCAACACTTACCTCCTCATTTTTAGGAGTGATTTTGTCTGAGATGTTTTTCTCAATAATATAATTCATGTGGTCTGTTGGGTGGTTTGCTTGTGCCCATAAAATTACATCAGATTCTAAAACCTCTGTTAGAGGAGTAAATACATTAGGGTCTGGAGGTAATATAGGGCATGCGCCACTAAATGTGTAGGACTCACCAGAATCAGCATCGGTTCCAGTATAGTCAAATCTTACGTGAGTGATTACATCTGACAATTCGTCTAGTGATGGCGCTTTCTTCAAAGCCGTAATCTTCCATTCATATGATATATTCATAACTTAAATATTTATATTGCAAATATACTAATTTTTTATTAAGGACTAATAAACCCACCACCACTACCCGCTGGTATAGTTACAGTTCTAGTTACTCCATAACTTGTCCCAACGCTATTTGTAGCAAAAGCTCTAACATACATATTATATGATGATGAAGTTTGAATCACGTATATAGTAGCACTCATAATACCTGTTGTTCCACTAACAGACCTCATAGCAGAGTTACCTGTTGTTGGCGATGTGTTGGACGTTGAGTATACAAACCCTCTTTGTGTTATAGTTGCTCCACCATCACTACTTACGCTTCCAAAAGCGTCTATCCAGTTATTTGTACTATTCCAACCACATATTCCAGTTGAAACACTTGGAGCGGTTGTTGCTGAATAATCGTGGTCATAACTACGCCATTCACTCATCTTATGAGGTGTGTTACCATCAGGTCTTAAACTTGAAGTGTTCAAAGTTCCATTAACCCCAGTAGATACATCTGATAAACTTATGTTTACAATAGAACTTAGTTGCGTGTAGTCGCTATAAGTAACTTCCGCTCTTATTCCCCTTAAAGATAACGGTCCGCTTGCTGGTACTGCCATAACTATTTACAATTACATTGCTTATTCTCTAAAGCTTCAACCTTAGCCGTAAGCTCTTTTACAGATTCAATAAGTACAGCTGTTAGTTTTTGATAATCTACAGCCTTATATCCGTTAGTTCTTGTCTCTACAAGTTCTGGAAGAACAGCTTCTATTTCTTGAGCAACAACCCCTACATCTTTTTTGCCTGTGGTCTTGTGTGACTTTTCATTCCATTCAAATGTAACCCCGCTTATTGCCTTAACTTTGTCTAATGCGTTCTCTATTGGCTTGATGTTATCCTTAAGCCTTTTATCCGAAGAGTAATATGCTACAACATCACCAGCAACACGGATAGAATCTCCAGTGCTGTTTGGGTCCACATAATAGGTGGTATTGTTCCTATCATAGTAAATAGTCCCAGAAACAGGGCCAGCATAAAGTTGGGTAGTCGTAGAAAATGGCGAACCAACATAAAAACTTGTACTTGTAAATATAGACCCGTAGTAACTTGATAAATATGGACTTCCATAAGCATTTTTCCAACCTATAATTCGACCATCGTTCGTCCAAATACCCCCTGCAAATTCGTGATTAAAGTTGACGGCTTGAGTTGAGGTATACGCAGTTCCCCCAGAAGTCGCTCCATTTGTATCATTAGCATATGATATAATATCAGCAACCTGATTTCCAATTCCTGGCTTAACTTTTATGTATAACTGTTGATAGTTTCCTACAGATTTAACTTGAAGTTGATATCTGTTTTGACCAGATTCTTGTATTTTGTACCACCTTACATTATTTCGTAGAGCATAAGGTATATTTGCGTATGGAGTTTCTGGTGTGGTTCCTGTCCCTCCCCAGTGATATATACTTAGCGCTCCTTTATAAAGCTCTCCACCTGAATACGTTGCGCTACCAAAGTTTCCGCTAAAGTCTGTTATTTCTATTTCAGCACCCCATCCAGAGTAGCTAGCGTCGCCTGTAACAACATCAAAAAGCTTTTTCCAGTTAAGGTCAGTGCTTCCACCAACACTAAATTGCATTTCAGGAGTTTCTAAGTTTCCATGTTTTCTATGGCCTCCTGAGATGGTTCCTAAAACGTTAATAGCGTAATTTGAACCTGTAACTAAATCTACATTGTCTTTAGAAGCATCTCCGTTAAAAAAATACCCAGTGTTATTTCTGTCATAGAATATAGGAGCATACATTCCTGAATTAGATTCTATAGTGTTATCCGCAAAAAACTTCTTATTATTATATGCTCTAACCCAAGTTGAGTCAACCATGTATATTCCACCACCATAGGTTGCATTATACCAGCCAGTGCTTCCAGAACTTCTAAACCAACCAGAACATGAAATAGAGTTAGTAACTCCAGCGTCATACCCTGTCCATATAGTAGCGTTAGATGTTATGCTTCCGTCTACGTCTAAAGCCTCAGAAGGAGCCTCTTTACCAATACCAACGTTACCACCTCCTTGGATAACAAATTGAGTTACACCACCTGAAGCGTTGTATATACTAAATCCATCTTGGGTAACATTGTGCACTCCAGCTACTAACTCTATATTATCGCCTCCGCTGGATGTGTTTGTATTAGATAATCTTATTCTTGCCGTTGATTGGTCGCCACTTGAAACGTGTAGTTTTTGACTTGGACTCGTAGTCCCAATCCCGACTTCTCCAGATGCACTTAAAAACATTCTGCTAGTCGTAGCCACAGTGTTTGATGATTTAGTATCTACTCTAAAATCAAGACCATAACCACCGTCTAAATTAGCTTGAGTGATTAAAGCAGTCCCGTGAGTAGTGGCTGACCCAGTCCAGCGCCTGAAATCTAATAAACCCGCAGTAGCATCAGTACCCATTCTTACGCCTATGGTGGTTGTGCCTCCCCAAACATAATTTGTCTGTTCAGCCGCGACGTATTGGTCTGTGCCTTTTATAGTTAGTTTTTGGTTTGGACTAGTTGTTCCAATCCCGACTTTGCCGTTACTAAGTATTGTTAAATCTGTAGTATTGCTAGTGCCTAAATATAAGGCTTCCGCGTATTGGTTTATAAGCTCTAAGCTATTAGTATTATTTCTGTAGCCTAATCTTCCAACAACTCCGCCTGCATCTTGTCTTAATTCTAGTCTGGGGTTAGAGGTTTCATCGTTATTATCAGTATCAGATTCTATTATAACAACACAATCTTCATTAGCCGTTCCAGATGATACGTGCAATCTAGCGCCAGGACTAGTAGTTCCGATACCGACATTGCCGCCGAATGGGTTAATTCCAATATCTCTTCCTGTTGTGTGAGCATTATTTAAAGCTTGTATATATTGTATAGAGTTTGCTCCAGAACTAAACGCAAGTTTACTATCAAAGTTAGTAGATGATTTAATCATCAACCCTGCTCTATCATGAGCATCAGTTAAATTAACTGTATAGTTACTTGAGTTTCTTAATATTTCTAACTCTTGTAAATTTGAAGTTGATGCTGGGTTTACGTAATATGAGGTGTTGTCAGAATCGTATAGGTTTGCAGCCTCTAAACCATCATAGAAAAGGCTTCTTGCATCTGGTCTCAACTGAACTCTTACATTTCCAGCATCATCTCTTAAATACAACTGAATATCTTGAGACGCCGACCAGAATCCTGAAAAGTTGCTTCCGTTATTATCAACTCTAAACAACCACTTATCTGTAGTGTCGCTTTCATCAATAATTAGCGGTCCAGACATTGTATCTCCCGTGAGCTCAACATAATCTCCGTCGTGGTTGTGTGATGATGATGCAAAGTCTGAGGCGTGGTTACCGTCTAACAAATCAGCATCAAGACCTGAGCCAGAACCGTCGTTTCTACTATTCCATACTGTTATATTTGTTGCAGCTATATAATCACTAGGTTCTGTGCTTCCAGCACTTGTGCTGTCTACAGCAATAGTCCCATCACTTATATGAGCATGAGCTGTTACTTCTGAAAAAAAAGAAACCTTTATATATATATCAGTAGCCGTTGTGCTAACGTCCACCTGTCCTACTTCATCAACAACCGTGTCTTCACCACTGTGGTTGTAAAACACTAAGTCGTAGTTGTTATCGTTATTTAATTGACCAACAATATATCCCATTGCTGGTAACGACACATCATCATAAGAGGTGCTTCTTCCAGCAAGCTCTATAATAAATCTAGATGATTGACTACTTGTTATTCTGGCTATCTTCTGATATCTAGTGCTAGAACTTGCAGTATTATCTAACGCTCTCCATGTGTAACTTCTTGCACTTCCGTCTGTAGTGATTCCTCCACGTATATGTGCGTACCCTAAAGCATTGAATGAATTTCCAGTTGAAGCAGGATTTACATAGTAACCTGAGTTTCCTTGGTCGTAGAATACGTTTCCGTATATTCCCGATGCATTTATCTCTGCAATTTCAATAGTTTCGTTATAAAACCTAAAGTATCCTTGACCAGATATACCTCTTTCGTTTACTCTGAAAGACATTTCTCTGGACGCTGCAGAATAGGCGAATCTAGCGTCTCTACTACCTCCATTTTCAAACTCTATTGAACCGTAAACAAAGTCGTTAGTACCTCCTTCAATTATAATTTTACCACCACCTCCATATCCAGTAGCTGGCGCATTAGACAATGTTAATTGTGGTAATGCAGAGTCGTTGTTTATGTGAAGCTCTGAGCTTGGGGATGTTTTTCTAATTCCTAAACGTTGATTGGCGTGGTCTATATACAATGGGGTTGGAACGTCGTTTGTTCTTCCTGCACCAAATACTTCTATTGTACCATTGGAAGCGTCATCACGCATTATAACTCCAACCTTCTGAATGTATTTTACTCCAGTTGGTTTGGTGGCGGTTAACCCACCAGGCGTATCTGAAACAAAAACTTCATCGCCTACAGAAAACGCGGATGTATCTATACCAGAAATACGGCCAAACATAATAGCTTCGCCTTCATCATTTGCACCACCTGCTGCGTCCAAACCTTCGTTTAAAATACCGATAACTGGCATACTATCTGTACCGTTGTTATCTGCAAGTTTTACTTCAATGACATTTCCAGACGGTGGTGTAGCGGTAGGAGCTGCACAAACAACTTGTCCTTTTGTTAGTGCCACAGACTCTGTGTTTTTTACTTGTAACGTAAGTGAAAGAGCCTTGTCAACTTGTCCAGCTGTTATGTCATCTTGGCTTATCCAATCAACACCTGTTCCTGTAGATGAAAGTATCTGGCCAGATGTACCTGTATTACCATTTACATCTACTAATCCTGCATCAAGCTCTATGTCGCTTAAAAACTTCTTGGCCATATTTTATTTAATTATTATGAGTAAGATGGAGTAACTGATGCTGCGCCGTCTTTAGCGTCAATCATAATTACTCTAATATCGTTAGCTGGAACAACTCCAAACTCGATTCTTACATGATTTTTACTTATAGAACTGCCGTTGCTTGTGTGCTCGACGTCAGCATGAACAACTTGTCCTGTAACCTTATCATACATTTGTACAACTACATTTTCAGAGTTAAGAGCATGGTTTATAGTAGCTCTTTTATTAGATATAAATGTAGAGTTTGAAACATCAATATCAGCTTCTTTTGTTTCTAACTGAGTATCTGTATTTGTTACAGTTTCTGTAGCAGATGTAATACTTGTAATGTGCCCGTAATCATCAAGCGCAATGTCTTGAATATATGTTCTTCCTGAGTTATCTACAGAGCTCTGAGCAGATGTATCTGCGTGAGTATATGTAACTGTATCGTCCCCAGAAACAGCAACAGTTAGTCCGCCTCCTTGAGCAAAGGTTAAAGTGCCTCCATCGCCTACTTCTTGTGTGTTAGTTCCATCACTAACGCTAAAGTTAAAGTTATCGTACTCTGAAGAGATTGGAATGTTATAAAAATTAGTTCCGTCGTTTGTGAATGTCCATCTATTAGAGCTTTCATTCCAAACTAAACTTACATTATCATCATTAGTACCTCTTTCAACTTCAATACCAGCATTTTCAGTTGGACTTGCCCCTGCATAATTACTATTTAAAAGAATAATATTATCAGCAAGGTTAATCTCTTCAGTGTTAATTGTAGTTGAGGTTCCAGAAACAACTAAATTAGTTACATTAAGTGTTTCTGTACTTGGGTTATATGTAAGTGTACTATGAGATAGTCCTTCCTGAGCTCCTGTGGCATTTGCTACAGAAGTAATATACCTGTCTGCATTTGAACTATCTGAAGAGATAGTTTGAAGAGTATCTGTGTTTGTATCAGTAGTAAATGAAAGATTGTTTTGAAAATAGCTTTGCAACACAGAAAGGTCTAATTTTTTAATAGAACCTCCAAGATTCATAACAAACTCATCAGTTAAGTTTAAGTTGGTACTATTTGTTTCTTCGGTTTGACCTGTAATTGCAGATACAGTTAGCACTGTCGCCCCATCTCCTGTAGACGTAACATGGCCTGTGTGATTAGGGTGAACGTAGTTATTTGCGTCTGTTGCGCCCGTGTAACCTAAATCACTTAATGCTAAAGTTCTAGTTGTTGCAGTTGCAGAAGTCACATGGCCAAGACCATCACTTGTAAAATCAATGGTGCTTATAACCGAAGCGCCAGTGGCGTCAAGGTCTATTGTAAGAGCAGTATGAGAAGGGTGCGAATAGTCTCCACTCAAAGCAAGCCAGTTACTTCCGTCGTAATATTTTAACTTATTTACTCCCGTCCCGTTGTCAAATATAATCTGACCAGATACTGGTGATGTAATGTCAGTAGCCTCTGTGTTGTGTAGTGATGAATTTCTTAGCTCGTTTTGATTGAGGTCTAAGTGATTTAAAAAAGGAATAGCCATAGTTTTTTAGTTTAGGTATGCAGAACCGCTTTTTGCTGCTGAAAAATTTATTGTTAATCTGTTTTTGTTTATGAATGTAATATCTGCTTGCCCCTGCTTTCCTGTAGAAAGAGTAACTGAAACAGATGGGAACTTGTTTAAGTTATGCACAACATCCCAAGTAGTACTTGCGCTTGTTTGGCTGTGCTTATATGTTGCGTCTTGAGAGTATAATGCGAATACATAATAATTGTCTAAAACAAGACTTCCATTTCCTCCATGATAATCCAAAGTAAAAAGATAGTAATTAGAGTTGTTTTGGTCTTCCTGAACACTAACAACGTCGTATATTCCATATTTATCTTTATCGGATATATCTACTAGTAAGACTCTTTTGTTTTTATACTCTTGTAAAAAGTTCTCTACATTGTGGCCTGGAACATCAACTTCACTTAGTCTAAAACTACTAAGAGATGAAAAACCAGTTCCATCACTTGGACCAGTTAATGAGCCCTCCGAAATACTAGTCTTGAATTGATAAGTTAATTGTCCAGCTACAGTAATCTCTTGATTGGCTATTGCCGATATATCAGTGAGACTAAAGTTTTTTGTTACTAGACCCGCCGAGTCCGTTCCAATTACCTTATCGTTCTTGGTTACATTGGTATCTAAAGCATATGTGCTTATTCTTGCCATAAATGTTGAGTACTTTTATGCAAAGATAATATTTTAATAAAAGCAAAAATTTAAGCTAGTCCTTATTATTCCGAACTGCACTCCCGTAGAAATACCCAAATATACTAAGGACAATTCCCTCACATATCCCAATAAGATGTATCCAGACTTCTTTGTTGTTTTCTGGAACCTCAAGGTATACAATAGCGTATATAATAAAAGCAAAAGCAAAAAGGCCTATAATGCCAGTAAGGTTGAACATAAGGTCAAACCCTCCTGTCTTTGCTTTTTCAACTTCACGCTTTCTTGCGGAGTCCCTATCTGCAACCTCAAGGCTATAAAGCTCAACAAGCTCGTCGTGCATTTTAGCTTTTTCTTCTGGGCTTACCTCTGGGTCATTATCTATAAGATTCTTCACAACGCCCAAAACACCTTTGTCTGGCAAAACATCTCCAACAAACCCAGGCAGCTTTTTAAGTATAAACTGACCTACTTTAGTGTCTTTAAATTTTTTCTTAGGCATTGCAATATTCGTTTTTAGCATCAAAGCTTGGGCACTCTTTAGTAGAGAAATCTCTATGTCCAAACACCTCTACGCCTGGATGCAGTTTCTTTAATATTCTGATAAGTTCTAGCATACTAGCTATCTGCTGAGGTGTTCTAGTGTCTTTGGCTTTCATGTCAGAATCACAACCCCCTATGTAGCAAATTCCAATAGATGACTTGTTGTGTCCTTTACAATGAGCTCCAACCTTATCCACCATTCTACCATACTCAATAGAGCCGTCTAGTTTAACTACATAGTGGTAACCAATACCTGACCAACCTCTTTCCTTGTGCCACTTATCAATAGTAGCTGCAGATACGTTTCTCCCCTCTGGTGTTGCAGAGCAGTGAACAATTATTTTATTTATCTTTCTCATTTTTAATTTTGTCTTTTAAGCTATAATATAGCTCTTTTCCTAAAAGACCAAAAAAACCACCAACAAAACCAATTAAAGCAGCCTGAACTATCCCTAAAATGCTTATTGATGATACCGCCGTAAATACGTATCCTGCAAAAAATGATATTTTACTATCCAAATCCATTATCTCTTTTTTCCACCCCCTCTAGCTCTGTTTTTCTTCTGTGATTCCAGAACCAAACGTCCGCCTTTGTGTGAGCAATCTAATTTATCTCCTTTTTTCGACTTTTTGTTTTTTCTATTAAATAAATTACATTCAACTCTTTTGCGAACAGCTTCTTTTTTCTTCTGAGCCTTCGCAGAGGTTTTCCTATGCTTTTTTCTAGCCTTAGGATTATCACGGTAATATTTAGCGGTTCTACTTAACATTATTTTTTATATGGAAACATTCTGTTAAGTGTGTCACGTCTTTCTCCGCAACCACAAGGTTTACCCATTTTCTTTGAAATAGTTTCAGCAACCTTTTTCACACCAGTAGCTGTAGTGAATCTCTCTATAGTATCGCCTAGTCCTTTATCAGCCATTTTACTTTATCTTTAGTTTTTCGATACATTTATTGTATCCTACTACAAACTTCTTCCATAAAGCCTGTATCTTAAGTCCCAAATTTACGAAAAATTTTCCCATGTTAATTTCTCTTTCTAGATGTTAAACTTCTTAAAGAAGCGTTTATTTCTTTTGCGTCAGGAGCAGTAATTTTAGCAGTAGAAGTTAATTTAGAAACACCTTTAGTCAAGTTTCTTATTTGCTGGCTAGTTCTATTATTAAAGTATGCGTCAGATATACGAGTTATGCTTCTGTTTTGTAATCTAGCCACATCAGAAGCTCCAAACCCACCTTTTGATTGCTCATAAAAAGCTGTTTTCTTAGCAGATTGCGCTAAAGAATCAGCTTCCTCTTCTCTTCCTTGAGCTAAAAGCTTAGAAGCCTCATACATACTTTTCTGTAAATTAGAAGAAATAGAAGCTGCTCTTTTAGCTCCTTTTTCCGCACCCTTTACATACTTTTTAGGACCTCCAAAATAATTTTTTAGAGATTGGTCTTGTCTGTACTTAGCTTCATTATAATGGGTGTTTTGACCTCTTCTAGATGTTCCTGTACCGTCATTTACAGAGTAGGTATACCCTGTTTGTGTCGGTCCCTGGTTTTTCATTGGGTTAAAAACATTGACATTACCTGTATTAAATCTACTTGATAGATATGGATTTTTCCTACTATCGCTTTTAAAAAAACTTAACGCAGTGTTAGACAATGCTGTTTGAATGTTAGAGCTTGTTTGTTGATTTGTTTGTTTTTTCTTTTTATCTCCTGGTGGCATAATTGTGTGTTTTTAGTATTTACCTCTTTTTGATTTTGGAGAAGACTTGGTGCTTCCGCCTTTACCTGCCCACAAATTCTTACAAGCCCAATAACGAGCAGTTAGTTTATTAGTAGCACTTGAACATTTATGACGTGCTTTGAATGACTTTCTAGCAGCAGCTGAGTAGTTATGTCCATAGCCTTTCGCACCAAAATGAATTAGTTTTTCCTTTCCACCTTGGCAGGCTTTAACCATTTTTTTCTTTCCAGCTCTGTCTGAAGGTCTTGGCTTGTTACACGCCATTTTACTTTTATCTGCCATATTATAAGCTTGTAGTTGTTAAATTACCCGAATCATCTACTGTAATTCTATATCTAGTTCCGTTTGGTGATTTTAATATCACTCCGTTAGCACTCTCTGTAACTTCCACATCTCCCTTAACTGATAATTCAGATGGTGGCGTTGCAGAAAAAGTGTCGCTTATATTCCAATTTCCGTTTGTTCCTATATTGCCAGAAAATCCAGTGGCACTATGAGTATTCATGTCTGAATTAGCATAAAAAGCAAGTGGGGTGCTTGTGATAATCTCCGAAGAGTTTGTCCCTGGTACAAGTCCTATTGAGAATACCCCACTGTCAGTATCTCCGTCTAAAACTCTTATTCTACTTACAATACCTCCTGCTCCCTGAGCTGGTGGATACTCTGCAACATCTACTAAACCATAAACTGACATTGAAAAATCAGTAGTTGTGTTTTCAGTTCTATCGTCATACACTTCAAACATAGAGTCGAAGCTACCTGTGTAGTTTTCATTTGGATGACCAAACAATCCCTTCCCGTCCCCACGAATCATAAACCTAGCTATAGCGTTCTCCCATCCATCTTGGTTTATTGTTCCAAAGGTAATACCGCCTTCACCAAGATTGTCTTCCATAGAATTTACAATCCAGAATCTGTTTCCTGCTCCATCTATAGTCCCGCCAGCCGTATCATCAATAATATTAAATCCTATAGCTGCATTTTGAGCTCCTCCATCTTGTATAAAGTGTATAGATGGATTGTGTTGCTCTCCGCCAGGAGTTATGTTGCTTGTGTCTGAAATTATCGTTAGCGTGGCGTCAGCTTGGTCTTGTTCAATTGTTAGGTTTCCATTTACATTGGTTCCCCCAGTAAGCGTACTAGTATGTAGTATATGCGCTCCAAGAGCAGATACGGTAAAGTTTTTGGTCTTGCCTTGGTCTGCTCCTGTAGTTCCATCAGTCCCTATAACTTTGTCTAAACCGTCTATTGCGGTATCCAATTGATATAAACTTATGTTTGCCATTATCTTTTTGTAAATTTTTTAGTTACTTTTCCCGCTTTCGTATTCGAAACAACAGTTTTTCCTTTTCTGCCCTCCCTTTTCTTTTTTCTTGCAGTTGCAGCTCTTTCGGACTTGCTCATGCTTTTTGCTTTCTTTAGTGGAAGACATCTGTCTGGATTCTTCTTGTCCTTGCTCGTTCCACACGCCCCAAGGATAGAGCCATCGGCTCCTATTCTCACCCATTTTTCTTCACGCCATTTTTTAAGTTCACCCATTATAACATTCTCCGTTGTCTGCGCTGAAGTCTTTTTATTTTTCTTTCAGCAGCTCTTCTTGATATATTTCTCTCAGAGCTTCTTTCATTTCTATTTTTTAAAACAGTACCACCTTCAGGCGTAATGTTTATTTGCTTATAAACAGAAGTACTCTTTTCGTTTTTATTTTTCAGTTTTGTTCTGCTTGCAGAAGAACCATCTGGGTTTGTAGATATAACTTCTCTTCTATATTTTGTTTTATTCACATGCCCATTTCTAGTCATTCTGTTTTTGAGACTATACGAACTTTTTGATGTAATGTAACTTATATCACTATTCTTAAATCCTATGTTGTTATATTCTTTATCCATTATTCCATTACTTTTGAAGCTCCTTTTGCAGCTGCTTTTTTGGCTAAATTTTTTCCAGCTAACTTTAACAGGGCTTTTATGCCAGAACCAACTACTCCAGTTGCATATGTCATAACGCTATTATCGCCAAGATTCGTTCTTGTCTCTGATACAGGTACATTTAAGGTTTGAGAGAAACTCCTTAGATTCTCCTCCTGTTCTAAGTTTCTTGCTTGAGCAACTCTTTTAGTAGGCATTTTATTTGCATTAAAAACAGGTCTATTAATAAGTCTATCAACAACAGTGTTTCTGAATCCGTATTTTTCGTAATCTGGCATAATTATTTCTTTTTAGCTTTTTTCTTAGCAGCTGTTTTCTTTTTCTTCTTTGACTTAAGCGTGTACTTGATTTTTCCTCCGTATGGCATGATTATCCTTTTTTATTTTTTCTTAATTTTTTGAAATCTGCTCCTGTTATCTTATCAAACGGTGGAGCTAGTCTAGCTATCTTCATTTGCGATGGAGAAAGCTTTTTACTTTTTTTTACTTTTTTTTGCATAGTTAGGGTCTTTACAGTATTTGCTTGCAGCCATATTCGCATATGCTGATGGATATGTGTCAAAAGTTCTTTTTGCCCAAGCTATACCCGATGCGCAAATCTTATTTCCTTTTCGTTTTTTCTTCTCTCTTGCCATAGCTAGATTGTAATACAGCAAAGATACCAAAAAATGTTTTTCGTATTTTTGCTATAAATTCAATCCAATAGATGATTAAAACATACAAAAGAGGCTCGCATAAAACTGTAAAAAAACAACACAGAGAGCGTGAGCACAACTTCCTCAAGTATCTTAGAGTGGTGCAATATTACATCAAGCGAAAGTATGAGCTTAGTGCTATGGAGCTAGATATGTTACTATATCTCTATGACATGCCTTACTTCAGAAAAGAAGATTTTAATTACTACGGAAACACAATGTCTTGGGATAAAAAGCGTTTCTTTGACATGGTTAACAAGGGTTTAATCAAGGAGTGGAGGCCTGGAGGAGAAAAGTACGGTAGGGCTAAATTATGGGAGCTATCTCATAAGTCTAAGACTATTTGTTCACTTGCATACAAAAAGCTTCTTAGAGAGGAGCCGATTTCTGAGGAGCCACGTTCAAACCCA